TCCTCCAGTGCCGGTTGTCCCTGAGACAATAACATCACCTTCATTATAAGGGGTGACAACTACTCTGGCATTGCCTTGTTCATCATATTGAGTAGCCCGTGTAAACAAGTTTCCGTCTTTGTCTCTGACAACCGTCTCACCTTTAGTCGTCCTTTCTGTGACGCCAGTAGTAGCAAACTGGTTGTATATTTCAAAAGCTTTTTCTGTAGGTACTTGATAGGCTTTAGCAAGTCTAAAAAACCTTTCTCGATTCTTAGGTTCACTAATTCTCGCCCCACTAGCACCCGCAACTTTTGCCAGAGTTTGTTCCCCCAGCTCTACTTGTCTAGTCTGAGCTAAATTACGAGCTTCCAGAGCTTGTTCAAGAAGACCTTGATCTGCCAAAGCTCCTGCACCCTGTCTCATTTGTAAAGGAACACCGCTTAACAAGTCCCTCCCTGCTGAAACTCTTGTTGCTTTTTCTTCAAGAGCAGTAGCAGCCTGCATCACCTTAGCAGCTTCTTGTGGGTTCGAAGTAGCCAACTGCTGCGCCAAGATCTTCATACTTGTGAAGTCTCCAGAGCCTTGTGCGCCCTGTATCTGTTGCATCAATTGGTTAAACTCTTGCTGCTTTCGCTGCTGCTTCATCTGACCCGGAACACCACCAATAGCAGAACCTAAGTCAAACAAGCTTTGTGACATCGCGGGTCTGCCTAGTTGAGACAAAAACCCTTCTGAAAATGTAGCCATTATGTGTTCTCCTAAGTGCTTGGGCCAAATAAACCGCCGAGGGACGCTCTAGCTATACTACCGCCTACTCCTCCAGCAATATTAGCTTGTCCCAAAGCTGACTGAAGTAGTGCCTGAAGACCTGAAGCGTACGTCTGTCCGTAAGTTCCTGCTTGTTCTGACAAGGACTGACGCTGGCGTTCTGCTGCAGTCATTCCGGGCTGTAAAGCAGCCAGAAGCTGTGCTTGTGGTACGTAGCCAGCAGACAACATGCCTGTTCCTAGCTGTGCCTGTCGTTGCTGCTCTTGTCCTGCAAACTGCATAGCGTTCAACATAGCGGTATTTCTGGCTTCTTCCTGCGCCTTAGCTAACGCTAGTTGTTCAGGTGTGCCACCAAACTGAGCCGTACGGACACCTAAGCGTCCCTGAGCCGCCATACGCTGCTCCATTTCTAAACGCTGACGTTCCTCTTCAGGAGACATCGCTGTCCTCATGCGTTGAAATATGTCCTGCTCTCGTTGGTCTACAGGCATAGCTGCTTGATTAAAGAACATACCCGCATTAGCCAATGTCTGCTGCTGTAGAGCTTGTTCTTCAGGAGAAGTAGCCATTTGGTACGTCATTTGGCCCGTAGTAGGGTCCTGAGTCATGCCGAACTGACCACCAGTAGCAGAAGTAACAGTGTACGGCTGGAACTCAAGCATCCCCCTGAGTTGTTCCGCGAGACCTCCTTCTCCTGCTAAACCGGCGTACGCTCGTTCTCCAATTTCTCCTACGTCTTCGTAGCCTTTTTTAGCAAGGGCTAATCCCGCAGCTCCTAATGCTCCGCCTCCAATATCAGAAACGGCGTCGCCGCTTTTTATCCAATCTTCAAACCAGCCCATTAGTTTATCTCCTTTTCAAAACTCTTTTCACAATAACTCATAATGTTTTACCTATTAATGCAAGTACGTTGATGTCCTGTATAGACAATTCTTCTCCGTTTATGTCTGCCTCTAAGCCAATGGTAATAGTTGAACCACTGCCGTTAGCGTTTATGGAGTTCCTAGAAACAAGCTCTCCGTCAGAAAACTCTCCGACACTGGCAGGAACTAAAGTGTCTAAATCGACAAAAGCACTACTTATGTACACATAAAAAATATCAGCAGCAGTGTCGAAGTAGCTGTCTCCTTCTAACAAAGCACCTCCCCCAGAGCCGATAGTAGGAGCAGAAGTAAAGTCCCCTAAGAACTTGTTTACAACTACAACTTCTCCTATGTCAACGTCACCTGTAGACGAAATGCCATAACCAGACAACTCAGAGTACACAGGGTACTCAGATAAATTAAAGTCAGACCTTCCTTGACTTCTAATCCCTACTTCAGCCGAGCTAAACAAAGTTCCAAAGTCATAGGACCACGTAAAAATAGCGTTTGCACCGCTGCCTCCTACCAGTGTTGGTCTGAGTCTTTTTAAAAACTTAAGTTTAGAAGCGTCACCGAAAGTCAGCTCAGGACTAAAGTACTTAAAGCGGTAAGGAAGGTTGTTGTCTTTGTACCCTGTGTACTGCCCAATTCCAAAACGACTACCTATAAGCAAGTCTCCGTTGTCCTTGCGTCCATAACAAGTAAAGCCTGTGCCGGGCCAGCGAGTAACTCGATAAGCCCCGTTTTCCAAAGTACCTCTAACGTCGAAACAAAAAGTTATTGCTTGATTGGTAAAAGTTATTAAGTAGAAGCTTTCTTCTGGGTGGTACACGGACTTGAAGATTTCTCCGGTTCCTCTAATCAGTCTAATAATGTCCGTAGTGATTGTCCCCGACAAGCTGCTCATAGGCATTGATTTTTCTTGTACAGTTCTACCGAAGCTTCTGAGACCAGTCTGAGATAAAAATAAAACGTCTGTTCCTGTGTACTGCACAGTGTCTCTGTCTACGCAACCTACTCCTGCAATAGTATCTACTAATCTCATAGTAGCAGGAGAGTCAGCACCTTCGTACACTACGATACTGTGTTTTCCAAAGATAATCAAAAGATTATTATGTGCAGATAGTGCTACAATTTCGTCAAAACCATCAGGCCATACTTTTGATAAATTTATGGAACCAGATGTTCCTCCTGTCCAGTCATGGCCAATCAAAAGGTCAGACCAGTACACAGTAGATTTATCAGTAGTAAAGTCTGCAGTCCAGAGTCTACCGTAGGCTGCTAGGACTTCATTGCCGTACATTGCAGCAACAACACCTGCTGCTCCTGCTACTGTACTAAGTTTAACTACAGCGCCTCCAGTGTTATTATAAACTAAAGGTTCATAGCCTCTCTGGAAGAAATAAACATTGTCATTAAAGTTGACTATCTTCCAGTTATCTGAAGTGATCGTGTAGCTACCCGGTGTTTCATCAGCCAACACAGTTGTGCCACTGAGTATTTTGTTGTTACCCACTGAGAATATTTTGGTGTTACCTAAGTTGTCCCTAAACTCCTTTATTGCTCGTAATTTGCCAGTGCCTAACTCAGTTTTATCCGTAGTTAAAACACTGAGTCCTTTACGTGCAGCAATACGCCCTCTTTTGTCGATAACGGCGTTGTCCGCGCTTTCCGCAAAAGAAGGGTCTTGAGCTAAAGGCGAATCTTCGGTATTAATACCTTTGAAAGCAGGCGCTACAAGAGTAATACTTTTTATTTCTTGTGCCATACGTGTACCTTATGGTGTATAAAAGATAGTTTTTTCCGGCGCATTTGCTGCGTCTAACGCAATAGCATCCGAAAGGTACTTGTTAGCCATAGTAAAGTATTCTTGAGTAGAAGTACCACCTGTTTCTCCTCGTTCTCGTGAAGCAAAAGCTACTGCAAGGTGTAACACAGGCATGACAGGGATTTCTAGTTTGTCTGTATCATTGACTAAGTCTGCTTGTGCTTTAAATAAAGATGTAACCAACAATCCTGTAGGATCAGGGGAAGGGTACAATGTAATTATAGTATCTCTGTTAGAATCTATCCCAAATAAACTATAATAAATAGGTGTTCCTGTTGGCGTTGGGTTTCCAACTATAGGCTGTTCTAGTCTTATATATTCCTGCATAGATACTTGATCTATATAAGTTAGAAGACTAGTCGCAGTTTTTGAAAGATCAGGTGCAGAAATTACCGACTGAAACCAGCCTACAAACATGCTTTGTATTTTAGGTGCTTCCCCTGAGCCAACAAGAGTAAATCGGTTTCCTTCTGCGGGGTTGTTTAAAATCGTGTTAATTACTTTACGCTGCATAGACCAGTCCCACGAGCTTTCCACAAGGTTCTTAGCGTCGTTGACTAGGTCTCCTATAAGTTTACTGTAAGCATTGGACTGTACAGAAGTAACTTCCGTTTCTCGTAGTCTTCTTAGCACATTGTTAACTAAATCTAAATAATTCATTAGATCATTCCTTTAAACAAACTTTGATTAATGATTCGATTAAGCTCAACGTCATAATCTTTAGGCTGATAAGCTACAGGCACAAACTGAGGTAAGTTGTAGTTGAAGCCTCCCATGTATCCCTGCCCAATACTACTGCCACTGTCACCAGAAAGCATACCACCTGATCCGCCGCCAGTCCCTGAGCCTTCTCCTTCTCCAGTGCCTTCTCCAGTTCCTTCTCCAGTCCCTGAGCCTTCTCCAGTTCCTTCTCCAGTACCTGTTCCTTCCCCAGTCCCTAAGCCTTCTCCAGCACCTGCACCACTGCCGTCTGCTACTCCGGTACTGTCTCCACCACCAGCTTCCCCGCCGTCTGCAGCACCTCCTGCGTCACCAGTGTCACCAGTGACACCTGAAGTATCTACATCTTCAGGGACTGTTGATTCTGGTGTGTCAATAGGAATGTTTAGTAAATCACCAACTACAAAAAGATCGTCTTCGCCTTCTGCAGTGTCACCAGAGTCACCAGAGTTAGGGTCAAAAGTACTTTCAGGAGGTTGTTCTGTTGTAGGAATCGGCTCGGGTTCACCAGCCTTTCCTTCTAGCCAAGCTATTAACTCTTCTTTTAAAGCTTCTTTTAACTCAGGATTAGTTTCAGCTTCATAAGCTTCTTTAATCTGTCTTCCTACAATATCTCCTTCGTTTACTATTAAAGGATCATCATCAACAGCCCCAACGTCCCTAGTAATAACAGGGTCTCCGTCAGAACCTCCAGCAGCCTCAGTTCCCCCAGTAGTAGCAGTAGTGCCAGCTCCAGCAGAACTATCGCCTCCACTTTCCTCACCGCCACCACCGCCTCCACCACTGTCCGTACTGGGGTCTACAAACTCTACTTCAGGCTCTGTTATTTCTATAGGTATTTCGTCTATAGGTACTTCGTCAACTATAATTTCTGGAGTAGGTAAAGAAGCAGTAGTAAAGTCTTCGTCACCTATGGTTTCCTCAATAGTTGCAGTTCCCATTAAGTCTGGGTCTGCTTCTAGGGAAACTTCTTCTTCTTCGTCTATTACTGAAGCAGGAGGTGGAGCATCTGCATCATTAATATCGTCGGCAACGTCCTTAATATCGTTAGCAAGGTTGACAGTCTGTAGAATATCAACCGCACTAGCAACGCCTTCACCTTGACCAAGAACATTCATGATGTAAGGAGGTAATTGACTACCAACGCCAGTACCAGTACCTGATGCTATAGCGCCTCCAGCCTCTAACCCTTCCCCTACGGTGGTCAAAATATCCCCTAAAGTCGAAGCCCACTCTTTAGTCTCATAAGCTATATCAGCACCAGTAGCAGCTGCTTCTGCTGTAGCTACTGCGCCTGAAGAGCTTAAATGGGTACCTAACGCCTGTAAATCTGTTGCTAAACCTCCTGTTATAACACCAATAACAACCTGCTTAATAACAGCTTCAAAGATCATTTCTAAAGGTGAGTCGGCTTCACGTACAGTATGATAAGACCCTAAAGGTACATCATCGTACTGGCCTACGTTTAGTTCGTATTGACCACCCGCAGGGCCATCAACGTATATGTCAACACCAGCTGTTTCAGCAGCAGAACGAACAGCATCCATATAAGAAGAACTAGCTAAGTCACCAGCAGTAACTGTAACGCCTCTTTCAGCCCCTTTAGGTCCGCCAGAGCCTTGTGCTAAAGCAGTGTCTATAGTTCCTAAAGTACCTCTAACTCCTTCACCACTTGGGTTAATAAAGCTAGATACATTATCAAACTCTGACTGTAAATAAGACCCAAAGTTATCACCTTCGTTAAACTCACCTACTTCAAAAGTTTCAGCTCTAATGACTGAAGCTAAGTTCTCAGCACCCCAGTTTTGACTTAGTTGATCCGCTGTGTACGTACCGTCTACTAAACCGTTAACAGCAGCAGCGCCTCTTACGTTGCCCCACTCTTGTCTAAACTGTTTTACTCGCGCTTTTTGTTCGTCTGTACGCTCACCCTGAACACCAAAGAAATCTTTAGGGTCTTCTACGTCCCACCAGTTTTTAGCCATTACTTAGACACTCCCTTAGTCTTTTCAAAGCTACGCATCGTGCCTAAGCCCAACATACCCATGAGGACAGGGAGCATAACTGAAGTGTCTGCTTGAGGGACAATAATACCAAAGGGAGCAGCCAAAGGGCTGATTAGGAAGTTTACCATGAATCCACAGACACAAACCCACGCAGTAGCAGGACGCCAAGAGGACTGAAACCAGTTGCCTTTAGCTTCCTGAGTATTGACTGAAATCTGAGCCAACGCAATTTCTTGCGCATGTTTCTGTGACATTGTTGCAATTTCGTGCGCCAAAGAACTCTTTTGATCTTTGTCCTCAATGAACTTGTCCAGCAGTCCCGTAATGGGACCTATGAGCTTATCAATCATTACGCTTGTTCCAGAGTTCAAATAATGTTCTAACTTTTTCTTTGAGTACGTCTACGTCTGCATGTAGCTTACCAAGTACAATAACTAAAGTAATAAATCCTACAAAGATAGGCCAAAGAGATGCAATAAGATCAACGTGCTCCACATTACTTGTCCTCTTTTTTAAATAAACCTTGTATGGTGTCCATTTCCCAAATGCGGAGACATGTCCACACAATGGTGGCTAAAGCAGCTAAAGGGGGCAACCATCCAGCCAGTGCCCCCACAGTCCCACCTACCGCTACTGCGTCTATAACTGCTTTAGTCTCTTCTTGCATTACCAAGGAACTCCAGATGCTTGAGTTGGGCTGACTTGGGCGTCAATGTTAGCCTGTAGGGCTGCTTCTACGGCGTCTTTGTCAACACCTGAGTCAAAGCACCAGCCTAAAGCCATGTCCTCTGTGATGCTGTCGTAAGCAACGTATGAAGGACTTGACGGGTCTGGCGTGAAGCCACAGGTTCCGTAAGACGTAGCAGAGTAGTCGTCCTGAGACGCATTGCAGCGCCAATGGGCCACGATTACCGCACCGTCCATGTCTTCTGGTTGTAAGTCACGCTCAAGGGTAGAGATTACCCAGTTAAATGTTGCGCTCATAGTGCGTCTCCTTCTTGTGATGCTTCAAATGCTGCGATGACTTCAGCCGTGTGAACCGCTGCACAAATCGCTTGCACTTCTGCTGATTCGCCGCTGTAGTCCTGACCAGCCGTGATAACGTGCCTGTGGTAGCCAGAGGATAGCTCCACGCCGTCTTCCATTACTTTGGTGCAGGTTCGTACTTGTACTGCTTTGAACTCACCTACGATTTCAATCTTGTCTTCTGTTACTACTTTTTCTAAAGCCATTGTGTTTCTCCTGTCTGTGCCTAGAATCCACTAGGCGTATGGTTTATGATGTTTGATAAACGCCACCGATATGCAAAACAAGACCACTCATGTCTGCATTAGTCGGTATAGAACCCCCTAAATCCCTTAGGGCTGCTGTAGTAGCGTCAGCAGTCATCAGGCAGGAAGTGAAAACCGATCTTGTTGAGTACGAGACTGCCAAACCTGCTCTTGAGTTATTGTTATTCGCACAAGCGAAAGGAAAGCCAGTGATAGTAACCCCAGTACCATCTGTGGTGGTAGGCCAATGTAAAAACATACCAACGTACACGAGGTTTCCGATTTTTGTGTAAGTCCCTGTTCTAGTTACCAGAGTTACACCTGCAACATTAGGAGTCCAAGTACCTTCCTCATAGTCATCCAGATGGTTCGCCGCAGTTGTGCCGCCTAAGTAGACACCGCCTGATAGGTAGAGATCTTTGAAACGTGAATTTGAAGCGCCTAAGTCAACAATGTTGTCTCGTAAACCACCTGAAGCATTGCAAGGTCTGATGTAATTTGAAGGACTCGCTAGATCATCAAAGAAAAGTCCAGTATTACCAGAAGCAACAAAAAGCTCACCGTCACCAGTGGCAGCATCAGATTGTTTAACACCAACCGCGCCTACCAAAGCGGTGTCTTTGTAGAATCTAGCGATATCGCCGTCTGAAGACAAGCGGTTTAAAAACATTACCGAAGTACCGCCATCGCGTTCGTGGTAAACAAAACCTTCTGGCGCTATAACGTGACCAGTGTTTCCAATAGACGTATTCGTGCGACCCACCAGTAGCATCCCACTGGAATTGATGGTAGCCGCCCTAGATATACCGCTTGAGTAAGTCCAGAATTGAAGTTCACCTACGCCAGAACCTGACTTACCACCTGTGATTCTTGCGTAGTCCAAAGAGCCGTCTGTTGTGAAGTTAAGATTTGATTGTCCGTCGTTCTTTACGAGATTCAAATCGCCACTGGCATCGATGCGCGCGGCTTCTGTGCCAGCCATAGAAAACAGCATACTACCCGCAGTTGCGTTAAAGCCCGGACTAGCACTTGTACCAGACTGTCCGATTTCGATAGAAAAGTCTGAGCCACCGCCATCGCCGCCAAACTTAGCTGCATAGGTGTTGTCTTTTACTACTTCCAACCTGTGAGTCGGGTCTGCGACATTTATTCCCACGTTGCCGTCCACTAGAGTCATAACATCAGCATTAGTGCCATCAGTTTTAACTCTAAACCGCATTTCTCCATCGTTGGCATCATGGTAAAACATATTAATACCAGCAAAGAAGTTGTCGCCGCTGTCTAAAGCATAAATTCTTCCGAGATAATCCCCTGCTGACGGAGAAGCAGTTGAATTACCTAGAGCTAAATCAGCTC